CTGGTTTGACATGGAATCCACCACGCCGAAAGACGTTGCGGATGCCCTTGCCGCCGCAAACGGACAGCCCATTGAAGTGTACATCAATTCCGGCGGCGGTTATGTTCATGCCGGGACGGACATTTACACAGCCTTGTGCGAGTATCCCGGCGAGGTCAATATCAAGATCATCTACGCCGCCAGCGCCGCCAGCGTCATTGCAATGGCTGGGCACAGCATGATTTCCCCCGTGGGTCAGATGATGATTCATAATGTGTACAGCAGTGCCGACGGCGACTACCGCGCACTGCACCGCGCAGGAGATCGACTCGACATTGCCTGTGATGCGCTTGCCAACGCCTATATGCGCAAGACCGGGAAAACCCGCGATGAAATCCGCGCCATGATGGACGCGGAAACATGGGTTGATGCCCGCCGCGCCGTGGAACTTGGCCTTGTGGATGAGGTCATGGGCGGCGAACTTGTAGCTGCTGACGCGCCCGGTCTGCTGCCCGAAAGCGTTGTACAGAAAACGCTTGCCATGTTCCGCGATCAAAACGCCGCTGCTTTGGCGCAGGCCAAAACCGATTATGAAAATCTTATCAAAAAAGGAGTTGTCTAACATGATGACGAAAGAACAGTACAATGCCCAGCGCACCAAACTGCTGAACGATATGCGCGCCGCCATCGACGCGGGCGACATCGAGACTTCCAACCGCTGCCGCGATGAGATCAACCAGCTTGACGCGGATTATGAAGCTGCCGCGCAGGCCCGCGCGAATCTGGCCGCGCTGGAAAACGGCAACCGCAGTTACAACCTGCCCGATGTGACCCCCGCCCAGACCAACGCTGCCCCGCAGATGGTCACGATCAACAACTTCGGCGGCCAGACCGCCCATACCGACCCCAGCGAGACGAACGAGTACCGCACGGCGTTTATGAACTTCGTCTGCCGCGGCACCGAGATTCCCGCCGATCTGCGCGCCAGCGTGGCCCCGATGCTGAATGTGGCCGCTACCACGACCACCACCGACGCGAGCGCGGTCATTCCCACCACGATCACCCGCGAGATCATCCGCGAGATGAAGTCTTACGGCAACCTGTACGCCAAAATCCGCAAGCTGAATGTGCAGGGCGGTGTCGAGTTCCCGATTCTGACCTTGAAGCCTACCGCCAACTGGATTGGCGAGAGCAAGTCCAGCGATGATCAGAAGCTGACCGCCAACACGAAGGTTTCCTTCAGCTACTACGGTCTGGAATGCAAAATCGCACAGACCCTGCTTGCGTCCATCGTCACCTTCGATGAGTTCCAGCAGATGTTTGTGCCGCTGGCTGTGGAAGCTATCGTTGTCGCGAAGGAAAAGGCCATCATTTCCGGTACCGGCAGCGGGCAGTTCCGTGGCATCACCAAGGACAGCCGCGTGCCCACCAAGAATGTTGTCGTTCTTTCCCCTGATGAGATCGGCGACTATTCCGCATGGCACAAGAAGGTCATCGCCAAGATTCCCAAGGCGTACCGCAAGGGTGAGTTTGTCATGGCGCAGGGCACGTTTGACGGCTACATTGACGGCATGGTCGATAAGAACGGCCAGCCCATCGGGCGTGTGAACTACGGCATCGACGGCGGAGAGACGTACCGCTTCTGCGGCAAGCCTGTGGAGACTGTCGAGGATGACATCATCGCCAACTTCGATGCCGCCGCCAATGATGATGTCGTTGCCGTGTACTTCAACCCCAGCGACTACGCCGAGAACAGCAATGGTCAGTTTGCCGCCGTCAAGTGGATGGATCACGACGATAACACCGTCAAGACTAAGGTGCTGCACATCTGCGATGGCAAGCTGCTTGACCCGAACGGCGTCATCATCATCAAGAAGGGCGAAACCGCAAAGGTCGTCGGCTCTTAACCTGCGAGGTGTAAATCGTGCTTGACCTTGTGAAACAATGGCTGCGCATCCGCAGCGACAATACCGCGTTCGATGCGGAACTGCAAGGGCTGATTGACGCGGCCAAGCAGGACTTGCGGCGGCGCGGCATCAAGGCGGCAGACAATGACCCGCTTATCAAGCAGGCCGTCAAAATGTACTGCAAGGCAAATTTCGGATACGGCGGCAGCGATGCCGACAAATTCCAGAAAAGCTATGAAAGCCTTGCGGTCAGTTTGAGCCTGTCGGGGGAGTATTTGGAGGATTGACCCGTGTATTTCAGTGATGAAATTATTCTGATTACAACGGACGATTCCGGCACCGATGAAATCGGCAGGCAGACCGAAACCGAGACGGGCCGCGTGACGGTGTACGGCGACATTAAGAGCGTGAGCCGGGAAGAATCCTTTACCGCCGGTTCCCACGGGTACAGCAATGTACAGAAATTCGTGCTGCACCCGTGGGATTACAGCGGCGAGAAATACGCCATGGTGGACGGCAAAAGAAAGCTGATTTACCGCACCTATCAGGCTGACCCTGACACGCTGGAACTGTACGCGGCAACCAAAAGGGGCATCACATGAGCAGCACGATTAAGGTCAAGCCGGACGAACTGGCAGATGTCATTGTCAAGGAACTGCAAACCTACAAGCAGGAAGTGGCAGATGATATGAAAGCTGCCTGCCTTGAATGTGCAAAAACGGCTGCGGCGGATTTAAAAGTTACAAGTCCGTACAGACGGCACAAGAAAGGAACGAAGGGCGGTCACTATCGCACGGGCTGGGATGTTTCTGTGCTGTATGAAAGCAATTCGACAATCCGCGTTGCGATTCACAACAAAAAGAAACCCGGCCTTGTGCATCTGCTGGAACATGGGCACGCAAAGAAAAATGGCGGCAGAACCAAAGCCCTGCCGCATGTTGAACCAGAGGAACGAAAACTTGAAGGGATGATAACGCAAGAGGTCGTACAACGCTTCAAGCGTTAAAAATGCGCACCGTATATTTCAACTTTTTCTTCGATAAAAGCGCGGAATAGCTGCGCAGTGTCTACACAGTCCCCCAACGCACGGTGAGCATCCATTCTGTCAATGCCGAAATAATTACACAGTGTTTCCAACTTGTAATTCTCGACATCGTAGTTTTTGTCATAGTTGGGAGCGTATGCACCAATTTCCTTGTCATACTCCCACTTTGGCTTTTTGAGCGAGCGCCCAGCCATTACATAAGTATCAAAGAACTTTCGTTTTGGCTCTGTAACATTCAAACCCGCACGGCACAGGAATTTTAAATCAAATTCCAGATTGTGACCGAGAAGCGGCATATCCCCGATGAACTCTTGCAGTGACGGGATGATCTGGTACAGCATCGGCGCACCCTCTAACATTTCTGGTGTTATGCCATTGACAGACATTGCTTCACGCGCAGAATCCGTTGAAAGTTTCTGCGGGGGGGGGGTAATCATTGTATGGAATACCTCAACAAATTTGTAATTCTTTACTTTGATTGCCGCAACTTCCAGCACAGCATCCTTTGTGCAGGATAATCCCGTTGTTTCGGTGTCCAAAACGACAAAATCACCGAATTTTGCGGGGTCGCTCTTTGCCGTAACACGAGAATAAGTAAGTTCTTTCAAGAAAGAAACGGCCTGTGCCTTTTGCTTTTTCCCGTCTGTGCCTATCTGAACGCGCGGCACATCATCGAAAGCTGCGATGCCTGCGCGGCGCTGGTTCCATTCTTCTTTTCGTAGTGCAGTGTGTTTCTGCCGTTCTGCTTCTTCCTCTGCGCGGCGCTTTTCTGCCATTTCCTGCATCTTTATTTTAAGCGCCTTTTCTTCTTCTTTTTTTTGACGCTCGACTTCTCTATTACACTTCATGCACAGGGAATCTTTCGTCATAAAGAAAAACAATCCTTTTCGCCCGCACCGTTTACATTGCCGCATAGTGAACACCCTTTCGCATTTATTTATTACCAGCATAGCAGAAATGCACGATATATGCAACAAAAAATTGAAACGGAGGTATTGCAGTTGACGCAGGCAGAATTGAAAACGGTTCTGGACGGCAGCGGTATTCCGTTCGTATACCGTGCGTGGAAAAACGGTCATGATCTGCCGTTTGGCGTGTTCTATTTTGAACGCGACAATCCCTTTGCGGCAGATGGCATTGTGTACGCCAAAAAGACCCTCTATGCCCTTGAACTGTACACAGCCGAAAAAGACCCCGATACCGAAGCGGCGCTTGAAAAAGCGCTGACGGCGGCGGGCATCTTTTACAGCAAGTCCGATGAAATCTACATTGACGAAGAACAGATGTTCTATGTCATCTATGAAATTGAGGTGTAAAAATGTCTAAAGATAAAGTGCTTTTCAATCTCAAAAACGCGCACTACGCCAAGCACAAAGTGACTGGCGAAGATGGCACGATCACCTTCGACACCCCTGTTGCCATCCCCGGCAGCGTGTCGCTGTCTCTGGATGCCGAGGGCGAAGTTACGAAGTTCTACGCGGACGGCATTGTGTACTACGTCTGCCAGAGCAACAACGGCTATTCCGGCGATTTTGAAGTCGCTATGTTCCCCGAACAGATGATGCTTGACATCTGGGGCATGACGAAAAGCAAAAACGGCCTGATTGTCGAGAATGCCAACGTCCAGCCCGCCAGCTTCGCCCTGCTGTTTGAGGTGGACGGCGACACAACCGGGCGCAAGTATGTTTTGTACAACTGTTCCGCCACGCGCCCCGGTATCAACGCCAACACCAAGAGTGAAACCACCGACCCCGACACCCAGACTTCCACCATCACCGTGTCCCCGATGGCTGACGGTACGATCAAGGCCCACACGGCAGACGATGCCACCCCCGCCACGCTGAACGGCTGGTACACAAGCGTTACCCTGCCCACTGATGCAACCTAAAGTGTTCCACCGGAACACCCTGTATACAGGAGATCATACACATGGAAAAAACCATCAACATCGACGGCAAAGAAGTCCGCCTGCGTGCCACTGCTGCCGTGCCGCGCTTGTATCGTATCAAGTTCGGGCGTGACATCATGCAGGACTTGTCGAAGCTTTCCGACGCTTACGAGAAGGCTACCACCGAACAGGAACAGTTTGAAGCTACCGATCTTGGCCTGTTTGAGAATGTGGCCTACATCATGGCAAAGCACGCTGACAAAGATGCTGTGCCGTCCAGCGTGGAAGAATGGCTGGATTCCTTCGAGGTGTTCAGCATCTATCAAGTCCTGCCGGAAATTCTGACGCTGTGGAATCTGAACACGCTGACAACGGCAAAGCCGAAAAAAAAACAAGGGTAAGCACCCGCGAAATGACAACGCCGCTGTTTTTGCTGCGCTGCGTGCAGATGGGCATTGCTCTGCGCGATCTTGATTTGCTGACCGTCGGCATGGTAAACGACATGGCGATTGAACGGGAAAACGATGACTACAAGTGGCCGCTGAAAGCGACGCAGGCAGACATTGACAAATTCTTTGGGTGAGGTGAATAGAGTGAAGCGTTTTAAGGCAGCTGCAAAAATGTTTTGGGAATTGTGCAAGATTCCCGGATTCTGGATTTATTTTTACAGTGCGGTCATCAATACTATTTTGCTCGTTCGGTTATTACTTCAATAATTGTAATGATTGCAGTAGAAATGGTTGCAATAGCCATCGCTAAGTTAAAGAAGAAATTTCGCGTGCTTTTTTCGTATGCTTCCGTTGCTTTCGTAGACAGCGTCACATCTGTGTCATCATCGTATTTGACATCGGAAAAGTCAAGCATATCTGCACCAACGGTTTCTTGCAGTTTGATGTAGTCGCCTACTTTTGTTGCTTCCAAGACCTTACCCAGTTTCTTGTACTTCCGAACGGCGGTGAAAATTTTATACTGCTGTTTTGTCATGGCAAATGCCCCCTTTGCCTACAAGGATAGCACACATTATTTGCAGGGGCAATATTAACGGTGCAGTAAATGGTCTGCACTAAGGGCTAAATGGAGCCGCTACGGAAAGGGGGCGGCTCTATTTGGCCGCAAAAGTAAAGGGCTTGACCCTTGAAATCGACGGTAATACAGTCGGTCTCGAAAAGGGACTTGCAAAACTGAACAAGCCCATAAACGCGATAAAAAACGAATTGAAAGATGTTACCCGTCTGCTGAAACTTGACCCCGGCAATACAGAACTTCTCGCGCAAAAGCAACAACTTTTAAGTAAGCAAATTGCCGAAAGCAAAGATAAATTAGTTGCGTTGCAGCAGGCAAAGCAACAGGCCGACGCGGACATGAAAAGCGGCACAGAGGTAAACCAAGAGGAATACCGCAAACTGTGCCGTGAAATCAAAGCGACAAAGCAGAATATCGACAGTCTGACCGATGCTTACAACAAGTCGAACACAGCCGCCCAAAAGCTGGCCGCTGTGGGCGATAAAATGCAGAAAGTGGGCAACGGTATATCTGCCGTCGGCAAGGCCGTTGCCCCTGTCTCTGCCGCCGTGGCAGGTGTTGGCGGTGTAGGCTTGAAGCTGGCCGCAGACTTTGAAGATGCTTTCGCCAAGGTCAGCACCCTGTTGGACGCATCGTCCGCCGACTTTGAAGCGTACAAGGCCGACATCATGACCGCCAGCAATGAAACGGGCGTTTCCGTCAACGATTTTTCCGAAGCTGTGTACAGCGCTATTTCTGCCGGTGTGGGCGCTGCCGATGCTATTGATTTCACCACATCGGCGGTCAAATTGGCAAAGGGCGGCTTTACCGATGCCGCAAAAGCCGTTGATGTTATGACAACGGCCATCAATGGCTATCAGCTGAAAGCAGAGGATGCAACCAAGATCAGCGATTTGCTGATTACCACGCAGAATTTGGGCAAAACCACCGTTGACGAACTTGCGTCCAGCATGGGCAAGGTCATTCCTGTGGCCGCTGCGGCCAACTACGACATGACTGAACTTTCGTCTGCATACGCCCTGCTTACAAAAAACGGTATTGCCACCGCGGAATCCGGCACTTACTTAAAATCCATGCTGAACGAACTTACAAAGTCCGGCAGCATCACCGACACCACCCTGCGCAAACTGACGGGCAAAGGCTTTGCCGATCTGAAAGCCGAGGGCAATTCTACATCCGACATTCTGAATATGCTTTCTGATGCTGCCGCCAAGGATGGCAAGACGCTGAAAGACATGTTCGGCAGTGTCGAAGCCGGTTCTGCCGCAATGGTGCTTGCCCGCAACAGCGGCGCAGATTACAACGAAATCCTTACCCAGATGCAGGATTGCGGCAAGGCAACAGATGAAGCATTCCAGAAAGTCACCGACACCACCAACCAGAAATTTGCCAAGGCACTGAACGAAGCCAAAAACGCCCTTATCGACTTGATGGGCACGCTGCTGCCGAGCATCACGCAGATGATACAGGCCGCATCCGGACTGGTACAGAAATTCAACAGCCTTGACGATACCGCAAAGAATGTCATCCTGACGATTGGCCGTATTGTGGCTGTGCTGGGGCCTGTGCTGATATTTATTGGCAATCTGACATCCAGCATCGGCGGGATACTGAAAGCGGCCCCGAAAATCGTTTCTACCGTTGCGAAAGTCAAGGGCGCTGTTTCCGGTCTGTTCAGTCTGCTGGCCACAAACCCGTTTGTGCTGGTCGTGGCGGGCATTGTGGCACTGGTTGCCGTGTTTGTCGCCCTCTGGAACAAATCCGAAGCGTTCCGCAATTTCTGGATTGGGCTGTGGGATGGCATCAAGGGGGCTGTTTCGACTGCGGTTTCCACCGTGCAAAGCGTGCTTGCGGCCATGCAAGCGGGCCTTTCTGCCGCGTGGGATGGTATCAAGAGCGGCGTACAAACTGCATGGGATGCCATAGTAAGCACCATACAGAATACCATGACCGCGATACAGGACGCGATCACCAACGCATGGAGCGGCATCCAGACCGCAGTGAACACCGTGACAACGGCCATTGCTACGGGCCTGCAAACTGCGTGGGCTGGCATCACAAGCGCCGCCACTGCCGCATTCAGCGGCCTGCAAGCGGTATTTTCAACGATCTGGAATGGTATCAAGAATGTCGTAACTACCGTTGCAAACGGCATTGCCAGTGGCCTGCAAGCGGTCTGGGCCGTCATTGGCGGCGGCGTGACAACCGCTTTCAATGGCATTGTGCAGATTTTTACAAATATCTGGAATGTCATCAAAACAACGGTGCTTGGCATTGTGCTTGTGATTTGCGATCTTATCACCGGCGATTTTAATATGCTGGGCAGCGACATTTCCAACATCCTGTCTTTGCTGTCTACGGCCATATCCGACATCTGGAATGGCATAAAGGCTGTTGTTGAAGGTGTTGTCACCACACTTGTCAGCGGTGTAACTGCCGCATGGAACGGCCTTCTTCTTATCATAAGCACGGTATGCCAGGCAATCAGCACCACCGTTCAAACTATCTGGACGGGTATTCAGCAAACCGTCAGCAGCGTCATGGACGCGATCACGGCATTCGTGCCTGCCGCTTGGAACGCAATTCTGTCTGCCATCATTGCCACAGGTAACGCAATAGCGGCAGGCGTAAAAGCGGCTTGGAATGGCATCAAATCCTTCCTGTCGTCCACCATGACCGCCATCGGCACGGGGATTTCTACCGCGTGGAACGGATTCCTTACCACCGTTTCCGGCTTGTGCCAGACGATCAGCACCAATGTTCAAACCATCTGGAACGGCATTCTTGATTTCTTCCACGCCCTGCCGTCCACGCTGGCAACGCTGGGCCGAACGATGTTCCAGCGCATGGCCGATGCAATTAAGGGCATGGCCGGCACAGTCTACAGTGCTGCTACAGGCTGCATCAACAAGGCTGTGGACTTCATCAAGGCGCTGCCCGAAAAGGCGCTTGGATGGGGCAAGGATTTCATCAACGGATTTGCAAAGGGCATCGCCAATGCGGCAAGCGCTGTTGTGGACAATGTGCGCGGTCTGGCCGATGACATCCGCAGTCTGCTGCATTTTTCCCGTCCCGATGAAGGGCCGCTGCGCGATTACGAAAAGTGGCCTGTGGACTTCATCCACGGTTACGCTGATGCAATGCGCAGTGCCATGCCGTACTTGCAAAAGACCCTTGACGGCATCACCGCAGGAATGGCAATCATGGTAAACGGCCCGCAGCTTGCAGGCGCAGGCGCGGCCCCGGTTCCCACCACGAAAACCATCAACTACAACCAGACCATCAATGTGACAAGCCCTGACCCGGTATCCCCCGCAGAGACGGCGCGGGCGACCCGCATTGCAACCCGCGATTTGATTTCCAAAATAAAGGGGTGATACAGTGCGAAACTTCCTGCTTGTCTGTGATAACGGCAGCGGCGAGAAAATTACAATCGGCTACCGCTGGCCGCTTTGGCTGGACGATGTGGACGGCCTGACAAGTTCCGACTTTGACGTTGATACCGAAAAGGGCAACGATCAGGACGGTGAACATTACAAGTCCAGCACAGCCGCGAAGCGAAACATTGTAATTTACTGCTGGGTCAAGGATAACATTCAAGCTATGCGGGAAAAGTTATACAGCTATTTCCCGCGCGGTGAGACCGGTACACTGTATGTGACAGATGAGGGCATCACGCGCAAAATTGACTACAAGCCCGAATTTGTCCATGTTGACCCAACAGGCCAGCAGCGCAAAGTTACAATCAGTTTGGTGTGCCCCGACCCGAAATTCAAGGCAGTTACCGATGACCGCGTTGAAATGGCGGTGTGGGATGGCCTGATTGAATTTCCCGATGATGTGCTTGAACTGCCTGCCGAAGAATTTGAAATGACAACAAAGCGTGCCAACTTGGCTGTTGCCGTTGAGAATTCAAGTAATGTTGCGCGCGGTTTGACAGTGCAATTCATTGCAACAGGAACCGTGACGAACCCCAGCTTGTTTGAAGTGCGCAGTCAAAAGGGATTCAAAATCCGCTGTCAGATGCACGCGGGCGATGTTCTGACCGTCACGACAGGATTCAAAAACAAACGAATCATGCTAAAATCGGACGGCGTGGAAAAAGGCGCAAATAACATGTGGGTATTCGGTTCAACATGGTTGCAGGTCGAACCCGGCAGCAATGTGTTCCGTTATGATGCGGAAAGCGGCGTTGACAATTTGGATGTTGTTATGTCCAGCACACCGGTATTCTGGGGGGTGTAGCCTATGGAACTGTATGCCTACCGCGAAAACGGCGAATTTATCGGAACCATTGACTTCTACACATCCCTGCGCTGGCGGCGGCAGTATTGGACTGCCGGAGAAGTTGAACTGCATCTGCCCGCTACCAAAGAAAACCTTGCCGCCATCAAAGCGGGCGTTATCCTGCGCAGGGTAGGTCGCACCGAATCCGCCCGTATTATGGGCATCAAAACCAAAGGCGGCGAGATCACCGCCAATGCGCGGATGCTTGAAATATATTTTTCGATGGCCTATGTCATCGGAACGAAATCCTTCACGGGCACGCCTGCCGAAATCCTTTGCCAACTGGCCGAAGATGCCCGCGAATCCGTGCCCGAACTGGTCGTTGACAAAACGGCACTACCCAGTGGCGCAGAAATCACGATTCAGTTGGACTTCAAAAACACGCTGAAAGCCATGACCGCCGTTGCGAAAGCCTACGGACTGGGTTTTCGGCTGCTGTTTTCCGAAAATCAAAAATTCACCTTCCAAGTGTACGAAGGTACAGACCGAAGTGCCGATCAGGCCGACAACAACATTGTGTATTTCACCGACGAATTTCAGAACTTCATCGACCCGGAATATAACTTTGACGAATCCGACTACTGCAATGTAGCCTATGCGCGCGGCAGTGACGGCAAGGTTGCCTGCATTGACCGTTCCAACGGCGGGCGCAAGCGCGTCTGCTTTGTGGATGCGTCCAGCATCACGCCCGATGACAAAACCGAAGCGGCCTATCTGAACGAGCTGAAAACACAATGTGGTTGGGGCCTGTTCGACCACATCAAAACGAAATCTTTCACGGGCACTGCCGTGAACATTGAGAACTTCGCCTATATGCAGGATTGGGACTTGGGCGACATCGTTACAACAGGCGATTCCAGTATTGGCATCACCATGAACGAACGTGTTACCGAGGTTGAAGAAGTCTATGAAAAAGGCAGTGTCACGATCTACCCGGTGACGGGCAAAACAAAATCCGAAACTTTGAATTTGGAGGACATCTAAATGGGAGAATGGAGCGGCTTTTTCCCGTCGTCCGGCGGCGACAGGAAGTACAAAACAGCCCACATTGCCGCGATCACCGATGCGCTGTTTCATTCCGGCGTGTGCCAAAGCGATGATCTGACGCTTGCCCCGGCAGGCGCTATGACCGCCGCACTTGGCGCGGGCCGCGCTCTGGTAAATGGCTACCACTACCAGAACGACAGCCCCTTAACGCTTACATTCGGCTATGCTGACGGCACGCTGGCGCGCATTGATGCAGTCATGCTGCGGCGGGATGTCAATTCCCGCGACATTCACGCGGTTGTCGTACCCGGCACGCCTGCCATCAATCCGACGGCCCCCGCTTGCACCCGTGATGCCGACGCATACGATCTGTGCCTGTATCATGTGCGGATTCCCGCAGGCGCTACCGCCATCACGGCATCCATGATTACAGACCGCCGCGCCGACGCTGATCTGTGCGGGTATGTCTACTGTAAGTTTGCGGGCATTGGTACATCCGTCATGCAGGCGGCAGTCGATGAAATGATTTCCGCCGTCAGTTCGGAGCTGAACCAGTTGAACGCGGGCACGGCAGTTATGACAAAAGCGCAGTACGACCCGAACGGCAGCGGTGTGAATGTAACTGCACAAATTTACAAGTGTACCAAAAGCGGCAAGGTCTACGCGCTGACAGGACACGGCGGTTTTGGCCGCTTCAAAGTCCCTGCGGCGTGGGCCAGCGGCGACACATGGACGGTAAACGGCAAGAGCGTTCCCGCCTACTGCGGCGCGGATGTCGTGGACGGCGACACAATCGTTGCGGGCCGCTGGGTGTTGTTTTCTTACGACGGAACCCAGCTAAATTTTAGCGGCGGCGGTGGGTTATCCCTTGGAAAGCT